CACCCCCAACCCCTCTCCCCCGAAGCGGGGAGAGGGGAGCCGGAAGACATTCACAGTGCGGTCACCCGCGACGACATCAGCCGCGCCGCCGTCACATAATCCAGTACTGGACCGACGTACTCAAACCCGGCGGTCAGTCGCGTCGTCGCATGGCGCAGCTTGCCGTCGTGACCACTGGCAAACGACGGCTTCCGTGTCATGCGCCAATCCTTCGAGCGGCAGCGAGCCGCAATGAATGCCGGATGCGTCGTCGTGCTGACCGCCCGATAACCCAGCGCCTTCCACAGCGACGCGCAGAAGCTGGACAGCGCGAAGCCGATGCCGGCGCCCTGATAGTCCGGCAGCGTCACCGTGCGATGCTCGCGCCGCGCCGGCGGTCCCGTGCCGACGAACGGCAGCCAAGCCGAGAAGGCCACTGGCCGGTCGCGCCACGTCGCCAGGAAGCAGACTGCCGTGGGCGCCAAGGCATGGCTCAGATAGTGATGCGGGCGGAAAAGTGCCCACGCTTCAGTCTTTGAGCGGCAGATCGACAGCTCAACGAGCGGCCGGCGTTGAAGACACCTCCAGGCAAAACGGCCCTCGGCGGGAAAGTAGACCCAGTCCGGCTGCAACCACGCCTCGACATCGTCGTGACAGGTGATGGCGACGAAGCGCTGCTTGCGCTGCCGCACCGCTTTCGCCACCGCGGCGCTGCCGACCTGGGCGACGGTGCGATCGACCACCGACGTGTACTCGTCCATCACGCACAACTCCGGCGACTCGGCGAGAAGGCGAGCGAGCGTGACACGAAACTGCTGCCCCGTGGACAGCACGTGAAACGGCCGCAGCCATGCCGGCGGTGACGAAAAGCCGACTGCTGATAGAAGAGCCGTAATATCCTTGATAGCAAGCGTCTGGGGGAACGCGTCGAGGAGCGAGCGGTCGTCCGGCCAAGCAAGGTTAGCACTGCAGTCTACCTCACATGGCCAGAGGCGGCGCGCGATCGTGGATTTACCGCAGCCGGACGGCCCGGTGACGAGTCCGATGTGCCACGGCTGTTCCTCGAGCGGCAGCTGCACGTGCCATTCGAGCCGGCTCGTCTCTTCCAGGGGAAGATCGAACAGCCCCGCGACCTGCAGGACGCGCGGCGTCGGCAGCACGGGGGATGCAACGGGGATGTGTGCATACATGGTATCACTCCCTCATCCCTCGTCCCTCGTTCTCACGCTCTGCGTGGGAACGCACGGCGGGGACGCTCTGCGTCCCGTCTGGGCCAAGCCTCGACGCAGAGCGTCGAAGACGGCATCCCCATGCGGAGCGTGGGAACGAGCATTAGCTGACAATTGCCCGACAGCACAAGCCCTCCGCATTGAAGCGCTGCAGCAACTCCACTTGCTGCGCCTCGTCCGTACACTCGACCAGCACGAGGAAACGATCCGGCGGTGGTGCTGCGTGCTCCGCCGGCTGCTCCAGCGCCTGCCGCGCCACATCCTTTTCCCGCGTCACCATCTGCCACAAGTCGCGCAGCGACGCCGACTCGGTCTCTAGCGATGCGGTCAAGGTCCGTGCTGCCACGGAGTCCGTCTCGGCGAGGGCGGCCAGCGGGTCGAGCGTAAGCAGTGCCTTGGCCGCCTCTTCCTCGGTGAGATCGACCAGCTCGACGGTGACACTGCGCTCCGGATCCAGGTCGCGGCGCAAATGACCGTCGATGAGCTGAATGCCTCCGTCCGGTAGCCGATAGCCGAGCAGGCTGCGGATGTCGCCTAGCTCGGTCAACGAGTCCTCCAAGGCGCGGCGCTGATCGGGCGGATGGCGGCGCCAGTTGAGCGGGTGCGGCACCAGATCGCCGGCGCGGACGATGGCATGGCCAACGATGCGATTGCGGATGAGGTAGGTCATGGCCTGCACTCCCTTCGTTTAGCGGCCGCCCACGGGGCGGCGCGTGTGGGAGCGCCGCCCCGAGGGCGGCCGCTAAACGGGTGTCACAGCGTCGCCTTCGTCGCCCCGGGGTTCGGCAGCGGCGGCCCCGATGGCGCGGCTGGCGTCGGGTGCAGGTTGCTCAGCAAGCCGAGGATCGCTTTCGATAAGGCGGATGCCCCCGGCCCGCCCAGCGCCCCCGCCAGCACCGGCATCAGGTCTTGCACGAAGCCGCCCAGCTTGCCGGGATCGGTCAGGGCGGTGGATAGGATGCCGAGGCCGAGCTTCGGCGGCGGCCAGGACTGATCGTCGTCCAGGGCTGCAAGGTCTGCGTGGTAGAAGATCCGGAATTCCTCCCAGTCCTCGAGATTGAGCGCCCGCAAATTCGGATCGGAGATATCGGGGGAAATTGGAATCTTGCCTGCTCCCGGCCCCGTGGCTAGGACCGCGGCATGCGCCTGGATCGACGCGGCGATGAAGAGGAGAGCTTTTTCCAGTCTATCGAGCATAGTTCGGCCTCCGGTAAAGGGTGTAACGTTGATAGCCCGCGGGCTTGGGTTTGGCTTCCCCCGGCAGCGTCTGCATCGGCTTGCCCTCGCCGGGTAGCTCCTGCTTCGGACTGCCGGGGGTGGGAAGCTCCTGGCGCGGCGTGCCGGGAATGGGCAGGTCCTGTTTGGGCGCGCCGCCGATCGGCAATTCCTGTTTGGGCGCGCCGGCAATCGGCAACTCCTGGCGCGGCGCTCCCGCGATGGGCAGCGTTTGCCGGCTCTGTAACTGGGCCAGGAGTTGACGCAGTAACTCCTTCATCTCCGGATCGGCCTGCGGCGCAGCGGGTCGGGCCTGTCGTTCGAGTTGATCGAGGCGTCGCTCGACCTGGGCGCGCCAGGGCAACAAGCGGGCGGGCGCAGCCGGGCCTTGAGCCTGTGCGGGACCGGCGAAGAACAGGAACGCTAGCAGCAAAGGCAACGTCGTCCGAGGTGGACCGGTCGGCCGGGCCTCGGTGTGCAGCGTCTTCAAGGCTACCCGGCCCTTGATGTACTGCACCACGATCCAGGCGTTAGTGGTGAGCAGGAAGGCGGCGGCGACAACCTTGGCCAGCGCCTCCTCCAGCGTGTGCGCATCGGTCGGTGCCAGGATGCCGAAGATGGTCAGGATGGCAAGGACTTGCGAGATCGTCGTTGTCCACCATTCGGTCGTTTTCCATCCGGGCTTGGTCATGATTGGTCCCCTTTCGTTTAGTTGCTGCCCCCTCACCCCCCAACCCCTCTCCCCCGAGGGGAGAGGGGAGCAGTGATTTCCCCTCTCGCCCTGGGGAGAGGGAAGTTCTCTTCCCCCCTCTCCCCTCGGGGGAGAGGGGTTGGGGGTGAGGGGGCGGCGCGATCGCTTGGCCGCACGGGCCGTTTGGACTTGTCACGGTCACGTCGGACACGTCCTCGGCGTCGCTGGGCGCTTGAGGAATTGCAGAATGGCCTGATGCGAGACATACAACCCACGGCGCGGCCCCGTCACTTCGTAGCCTTGCACGACGCCGATCAGATAACCGGCGTCGAAGTCGATGAGCGCGCCGCCGCTGCGGCCGTGCCAGGGCCGTTCCCGAGTGAAGCTGATGCCGCGATCCGAGCCAAGCAGGGTCGCCGAGGCTTGCCGGGCGGGCAGGCGCATCTCGTCGTAGCCCACGGAAAGACAACGCCCCGCCCGATGACCTGCGGGAGCGACCGGACAGACGTAATCAAGCGGACCGTCGTTCAGCTCAACGAGGGAAAGGTCGAGCGCGTAATCAAGTGCGATTAGCCGAATGCGTGCCTTGCGCGGCGGGCCGGGATGGACGCGGGGCACGTCGAGCGTTACCGGCGTGGTCCGCGCGGCGCCCTCGAACGCGTGAGCACAGGAGAGAATCAGCGACCGCCCCGGCTCGGTGTGAATGACGGTCCCGGAAGCGCCGTGACTGGGCAGACGCACGACGGCATCCGGCGGCTCAGCACAGCCGCGCGTGACGGCCAGCAGCCAGAGGACGGCGGTGAGGAGGCCAATCGCCACAAGGTCCCAGGGATACAAACGCGGGCGGTAGGTCTTCATGGGTTCCTCCGCTGGTGGTCGAGGAGCTTGTCGAGCTTGTTCTCGATGGAGCGCAGGCGGTGCTCGGTGTTGGCGGCTTCATGTTCGAGCACGGCGAGCTTGGAACCGTGCTCGGCGCTGGCCGTGAAGTGGTGGCTGCTGACGCCGACGAGGCCGCCGGTCAGGAGGCTGATAATCCACCACAGGATTTTGTTGCCGTTGGTATTGGGGAGGCCGTTCATGGGTGAGTCCTCGGCGGGTGGCTGGGGCTGGGGCTGGGGCCGGCGAGCCGGGCAGCGTGAGCTGCCGGGTTTCCTCGTTCCCAAACTCTGTTTGGGAACGCCGGGGTGCGAAGCTCTGTTTCGCGTCGGGGCTCTGACTCGAAACAGAGTTTCGAGGATAGGCGTTCCCAAACAGGAGTTTGGGAACGAGAGGGTACAACTACGTAGGTCCTCACACGTAGTTGCTCGGTGCTGGCCAGGTGGGGCTGTTGCGTTGCACGAGGGCCATTTTTTGGCCACCGGCGAGGCGGACCATGACCACGTCGTAGCGCACGCCGTTCTTGTTGGGGACCCAGACGTGATCGCAGTTAGCGCCGTCGAGCGAAAGGCCGGCGCCGCTGCCGGCGGCGTGGTCGCGAATGTCAACGCCTGCATCGACCATGATGACGTGGGTGTAATTGGAGGAAGTCAGCGTGCTGGCGCCCCTGGGTGCGATCATGCACGGCACTCCGGCCACGTCCGGCGCGCTGGGCGGCGAGTGGGCGTTGCGATAGATGTCACAGGTCGTGTTGGTGAACGGCATGGGCATGGCTTACCCCTGGTTGGTGGCGATGGTGTAACGGCGATACGGCGCCAGCAGCAGCGCGACGCGTTGCGGCGGCTTGCCGGACTGCGTGGTTTGTTCATAGACCTGCGAGAACGCACCGCTGGCGGCGATGTGCCGCAGGGCCGGATCGTGCTGGGTCTGATACCACAGCTGCGACACCCACTCGGCGCATGCTTCCTGCACCGCCTCGGGAATCGTCGTGTAGCCGGCGGTGTACTGGACGCGGAAGTTGTTGATGCCGACCGGCCAGATCAGGTCCTCGGGATGGAGCAGCTCCGGGTCGGTGTATGGGATTGCCCGCAACAGCCAGCCGCGCGGGTCCCACTGGTAGCCGGCCAGCTCGTAGGTGTGCATCTTCAGCTCGGCGAATTGACCACGGGCTGTCAATGCGCCTTGGCTCTGCGTGCCGTCGCCGTAGCTGGGCGGGACGTACAGATCAGCCGATGGCCACGAGCCGTAGTCGCCGGGATTGACGCCGACGATCTGAGCGGTCCAGCCGTTGCCCAGGCCGTTGATGTTGTTGACGAGGCCCTGGAGCGTCGGGAAGCCGGCGAAGGTGCTGCTCGTGTCGGTCGAGGTCACGCCGCTGGCCGTGCGGGTCAGCGTCAGGCCGGTGCTGGTAACGGCGACGGTCGCCCGCTGATTGGTCAGCTGGTCCGTGTTCTGCACTTTAAGCACGGTCACCGGCCGATAGCGGACGGACTGCACCGACTGGATCGGATACTCACGGAGAAGGAGCCGCCGGTCGCCGGTGCCGTTGTACAGCTCGTCGCGCGGGTGGCTGAAGAACGGGCGCCGGCAGTACTTTTCGATGGCGTCGCTGACGGCGGTGATGAGCGTGGTCAGCAGCGCATCCTGGGTCGTGTCCGTGATGGCCTGGATATTTTGCTTCGCGCGAGCCAGCGTGACGAGATCTTTGGCGGCCATGAGTCATTACCTCCAGAGCGTGGCCCACAGGAACTTGCTGATCTTGACGGGCCGCAGGGCAAGTCCCACCAAGGCAGCGGGCGGCACCGCTTTCTTGCTGGCCGACTTGAACTCCAGGACGCCGGCGCTCAGGGGCTTGCCGGTGTCGGTGCGAACATCCACGTCCAGAGTGAGCCGATCCGCGGCATCCTCGACGGCGTAGCGGCGGGCGTAGACAGTGACGACCGGTGTCAGCCGCTGGTCGCCGGCCAGGTCCAAGAGGCGGGCCAGGAAGTCGGCAGGCAGCAGGTCTAAAGCGAGATCGGTTCCGCCGCTCAAGATCGCCTCCGCCTTCCAGCGGTCGATCTCGACACGGCACTTGCGGCTCTCGGTCTTGGCGGACAGAGCGTAGACCTCGCTGGGCCGGTAATAGCGGATGCGGAGCGTCAAATACTTGTCGCCGCGCCGCCGCGCCTTGCGCAGCGCGAAGTCCGCGGTGTCCAAGTACGTCGTTGCCAGCTCTTGGCCGCGAAACTCCGGGTCATACGGCTCCGCGGGCAACGCATCGAGCAGGACGCGAGCCACCGCCGGAGCTAAGCCGGTCGGAACCGCCCAGGTGCCGAGGTTGGAGCGCAGGTCTTGTGCGGGGAGTGGGTTCATGGGTCAGTAGTCAGTCTTCTCGTTCCCACGCTCTGCGTGGGAACGCACGTCGGGGACGCTCTGCGTCCCGTCCTGGCGGGAACACGACGCAGAGCGTCGGCAACCACGTTCCCACGCAGAGCGCGGGAACGACGACTGGGTTACACCGCCGTCTGGTTCACGGCCGGGTACGTCACGGTGTCGTTCTTGGCACTCGCCGGCTTGTGGTCCGCCTCGGCGCCGATGGCCAGGCCGGCGACCGGAATCGTCGGGCTGGTGCCGCCGATGGTGCAAACGACTTGCAGCCGGGCGTAGCGCTTGCCGGCGGTCAGCACGCCGGCCCGAATCTCCTTCGTCAGGCCGGTGCTCTGGGCGGTGATGGTCAACGGACTGTCGTTGGCTTCGTTCGCCCAGGTGGAGTTGTCGGGCGACGTCTGAATCTGAGCCACGGCGGAGCAGGTCGGGCCGGTCCCGCCGAACGCGCCCTGGTTATAGGTGAAGATGGCCCGGCGGCAGTATTGCAGGTCGATGCTGCCGCTATTGAGCGTGGTCGTGGTCGTGAGCTGCTGCGGCTGAATGGGCGTGCCGAAGTTCAACCCTTGCGTCAGTTGTTCGGTATACATGGTGCAAAACTCCTTCCGCGAGGTGGGGCGGAGGGCCACGGGGCAGCCCTCCGCCCTCGGCGCGGCGGGACATGGTGGGACAGGGACCGAAGTCAGAAACTAGAAGGCAGAAATCAGAAATGATGCTGCACTGTTTCTAGTTTCTGACTTCTGCTTTCTGCACTAGTTCAAGATCACAAACGGCGACACCTGCGTGCTGGCGTCTTGCAGTGTGACGGGCTTTTCCAGCCACGGTTGGCCGTCTACGCGCTCGACGACGCGCCACGTCATCTGGTTCTTCAGGAAGTTGACGTGCTCCGACGCGGCGATCTCGATCTGCATGCGGTCGCCGATCACGTAGAGTGCGGGATCGAGCAGCATCAGGTCGCCCTTGATGCCCAGGGCCGGCACCTTCTCCGTCACGAACGTGGGCAAGCCAAGTAGGGCCCAGTTCGGCTTCTTCGCGGCGCCCTGGTCGATGCTGATGAAGATGGACCGGTTGGCTCCGTCCTTGAGCTGCAACAGCTGCGGGATGACGGTGGGGCTGTGGACCCAGATGGCGTTGTTGACGCTCGAAGGCAGGATCTTCGAGTACATCGTCGCCACGTCCTGGAACTGCACCAGGTTGGCGCCCAGCCGGTTGACGGACAGGCTGGCCGGCGCGGTGAGGATGCCTTGCGGCTTGCCGACGCCGTTGCCCTGGAGGAAGGCATACTCCTCGAACCAGGCGATGGCCTTGCCAAACAGCGTCATCAGGAAGCGCTCCAGGCCGAACGCCGAGTCCTGAAGCAGGACGTTCGAGGAAACGGAGTAACCGGACAGCTCATGGGCCTTGAGTTCCATCATCTTGAACTGCGGTTCGGTCTCGGTGCGCGTCTGCGCTTCCTCGGTCCAGCTCATCTGCACGCCCCCGAAGAAGGGCGACACGCCGGCCGCCTGGACGGTAGTGATGTCGAGGTACGGGAACTGAAGCGTCGCCGAGGCCATCGGCTGCACGAAGGCGCGCGGCCGGATGAACGTGTTCTCGGCGACGATGGCCAAGAGCTGCCGGTAGAAATCGGGCGGCACGGTGTAGCCGCCGGTGAGGCCCGACGCCTCGCCCAGCGCTGCCTTGGCGTGATACTCGACGCGCTGGCTGCCGTAGTGCTTTTCCAGGTAGCCGCTGTCCTTGCGAGCGACGGCGAGGCAGAAGTCGCCGAAGCTGCGCTTGGGGTCGCCGTCGCCGCCTTCGCCGAAGATCACCGGGACAGCGATACGGCGAGCCTGCCCCTGGGCGTCGGCGAACTGCTTGAGCGTGGCGTTGACGATGCCGTCGAGCGACTGGCTGAATTTGCTGAACGCGCTCTCCAGCGCCTTGGAGACGGCCGGGGTGATAAGGTCGCCGGTCACAGGGACGGCGATTTGCTGCTCGATCAGCGAGCGGCCATCGGCGTCGGCCACGTCGATGCGTTCGCCAGGCTGCCGATTGAGGAACGGTTTGAGAAGTTGCACAAACATGGGAGTCGATCTCGGAGGGCCACGGATGGGGTGAAGGGTCACGGTTGTTCCGTCCGTCTCCAGGCGCATCCGGCTGACGGCTTGGCGTCCGTCTCCACCAGGTTTGCCCTGACGGCTCACCTATCTATAGTGTACATCAGTCACCTAAACTGTGAGGAGAGCAATTTTCGGAAAATGTTCAAAAAATATTCCGTCATTTGATCCTCGTTCCCAAACTCCTGTTTGGGAGCGCCGGTTCTCGAAACTCCGTTTCGAGGCCAGGCACCGACGCGAAACAGAGTTTCGCAGCTGGCGTTCCCAAACGGCGTTTGGGAACGAGAGGGACGCGCCGCCCCGAGGGCAGCGGGTGGCATGCTTTCGACGGCCGCCACCCTGCCCTCGATCATTCCGGAGCGAAATGCGGCGGCCGTCGAAAGCATGGCACACCGTGACGAAATTACTTTTGTCCGAAGCCATAAACGAATCACACGCGCCCGCGGGCTCGGTCGAGGTGGTCCGCGACCGCCTGGCGCGCCAGCGCCTCGACATCCCATCCCGCGATGGTCCGCTGGATGGCGTGTTCGATCTCTTCCAGGGGTGTGAATGCGATCGGCTGACCGGCAGGGGAAGTAAAGAGGGTAGGATCAAGACCCAGCGCCGGTAGGAAATCGGCGGGAAGCACCAGCTGCGACTTGGACACCGCCTCAACGACCGCGTTTTGCTGTGCTGGCAGGAACGTGCAGGCATACTCCAGGAGAATCCATTCGTCGATGACCAGATTCACGTCCTGCCAGCTGTGCTGCTCGCGCTCGCGATCCTTCGGCACGTGAACCTTCGTGGGCAGAAAGCCGATCGACTTACCGCGCAGCAGGTCCGCCTGCACCAGCGCAAAAGCCACGTCGGCGGGCCAGGTTCCCTCCCAGCCGTCCGGCTTGGTCGGATACTGGCTCTTGGCCTTGATGCCCTTGCGGCCGCCGTCGCGGACGACTTTGCGCCACAGCGACCGAGCCACCGGCGGCAGCTGGTACTGGTGTTGCAGCGTGACAATGGGATTGAGCCGAAACTGACTATCGTTCATGCCGCGCGCGATCACTACTTCCCTGGTCCGATCCGGGTCCTCCGTCGAAATCCAGCTGACATCGGAGCGTTCGCCGGGCAGCACCTCCGACGCCTTCTCCGCCAGAAGCGTCTTGCGATAGGTGAACGCCTCGTCTTTCGGCAGGGCCTTGAGGATCGCTTCGAGGGCGAACGCCTGCCGATCGAGCATCGGAAAGCCTAGCGGGCCGGCCGCGGGGCCGTAGTGCCGAGTGAGGATGGATGAGGTCATGGTCGATGCTCCAGGAGAAAGAGGAAATCTCTCGTTCCCACGCTCTGCGTGGGAACGCACGGCCGCGACGCTCTGCGTCGCGTGACTGAGACCTCACGGGACGCAGAGCGCCCCACACTTGCGTTCCCACGCAGAGCGTGGGAACGAGGAGGGCACCGCCCCGAGGGCGGCCGCTAAACGGTTTCATCGACATGCTGCACGCCCGGCAGCCACGGCGCGTCGCCCCACGGCACTGGGGGCAAGCCGCGCTCGCCGCGAACCTCGTTGATGGTCACGACGCCGTATTTGAGGTCGATTTCGCGGTCCTTGGCTGACATCTCGCGATCGACGGGGATGGGATCTTCGGAAGCCAAGAACAACCGGCCGGAGGGATCGAACAAGGGCACCAGCTGTTCGTTGAGCTTCTCGTCGCGGCGCTTGAGGCGCGGGTCGATGGCCTTGGCCATGTGCTGATGCTCGGCGGCCTGAAGGTTGGCCAGGTTGGTCTCGCTGGTCAGAAAGCTGAGCGGGACGTGGAAGGCATTGGCGATGTCCTCCTTGGTCGCTTTCAAATCAGCTAAGGCGGCGAGGTCGCCCAGCGACTGGTTGAGTAGCTGCACCTTGAGGCCGCTCTCCGCGACGATGGCCCGGCCCGTGCCGCCGCGGCGCAGCGTGGTGTTCCACTGCGCTTCCAGCCGGTCGCGTTCCTCCTCGCCGAGGACCGTCTCCGGGCAGATGACCGCGTCGGGCAATGCATGGTTGGCGAACTTGGCCGACTTGTAGGCGGTGTACTCGGACGCCAGGGCCACTTGCTCGAAGCACGCCCTTAGCGGCGACAAGCCGGCGGTGTAGGGATCGCGCGGGTCGGGATAGCGGAAGTGGATGATCTCGCTGGGCCGAAAGTGCTGCTCATTGGTGCCGGTGCGATACTCGTAGTAATCGACGAGGTTTTGGCTATTCGGCTTGCGGCGCGGCGTCACATTCTGGCTGGGGAGGATCCAAATCTCTTTGGGGACATTGAGAAACGGGTCGAATGCCAGATACCAGTACGCCGAGCCGTGGACTTCCTGGTAGAGCGTTGTGAGTTCCCAGAGATCGAAGGCATTGTGTACGGGGTTGACGCGGGCCAGCAGCGTCAGCAGGGGATGATCGAAAACCTCCTCCAGGCGCGCCGCCTTGGTGATGCGCGGCGGCAGGTGCGGCCGCGAGCGCAGACGCTGCTCCGCCTCCGGATCGAGCGCGCGGGTGAGGCACCGCGCGGGCGGCTGACCCTGGCCGCTGGCGACGAACAGGCGCGGCGGATAAGCGGCGCAGACCGCGGCATTGAGCGAGGCGCACGTCCAGGCAGCGCCCTTCAATTCCGCCATAAGCTCGTTCGGAGTCGGCTCGCGATTGCGACGAAAGAGATCGGTAAAGGTCATACCGGTCCACTGCCCGCCGCTCAGGGAGCGCGGGTTCGACTTGCGGGCCATCCAAAACGCCAGGTGACGGAGGAAGCGCATCATGTCAGTCGAGTCCAGAGGGCTTCGGGATCGGAGTGGCGGTCGGGGGTGGATTCAGTCTTTCGACCCGTATCTCCGCGGCCACGCAGCCGGGCGATGAACCGGGCATCGAGGCACGAGATCAGATAGCGCAAGGCGCCAAGGGCGTGGTTGTGATCGTCGATGGGCTCTTCACCGTGAAAGGCGCGCTCGCGCGCCGTGGGATAGCGATAGAGCCGGGCCTCATTCACGAGGTTGGGACAAACCGCGGCATGAACCTTGAGCCGGCCGGTGCGCAGGCGCGCGGTCACGGCAGCGATGCCGAGGCGGATGTCGTTGAACCCACTGCGCACCGTCAGCCCCGCGGCGTGCAGCTCTTCGATTTCCGTGCGTCCCGCCGGGTCGGCGAACCAAAGCACCTGCCGCGACAAGGCGGCCGCGTGTTCGTGCAGCGGCGTCTGAGAACCGTAGCGCTCGTGGCCGATCCACAGCACATCGTCGCGGTCGAGAACGCCCCAGATAGCCGCGAAGGGGTTGCGCCAGCCAAAGTCGATCCCGCCGACTGGCTTGCCCTGGGGATTGGGCCAGGCGCTCACCAAAGCCTGCTGGAAATCCGGATACACCAGACCTTCGAGAGCGGTGAATTCGCACTCATATTCTTGACGAACCCACGCTTCGCCGAGGGCACGGTGTTCCTCGGCGATGAAGTCCGGCGTGATGCGTGGGCAGTCGCGCCAGGTGATGCGCACCTTCTTCCACGGACCGGTTCCTTGCCACTCCTCGAAGAACCAGCCGCGCTGGCCAAACGGTGTGGACAAAGCGATGAGTCGGCCGCGCGACACGGCCAGCATCGGGCGGACGCTGCGATAGAGTACGTCGGGAATGCGCGCGGCTTCGTCGAGTACGAGGAGATTGACGCCGCTGAACGAGCGCAGCGTTCCCTCGCGTCCCGGCAGCGACACGACTCGGCTGCCGTTGGCCAGTTCCAGTTGCAGCGTCGTTCGCCGAATGGCCCGCAGCGGCCGGTCGAGCGCCTGATAGCCGTCGAGCACTTTGCGGAAAATCTCGCCCGACTGCCGCAGCGAGGGACTCAAGAGCAGCACCAGCGACCCCGGCGCGAACAGCAGTGTGTGCAGCGCCAACGCCGCGACGACCGTCGATTTGCCCGACTGCCGCGAGCAATTGAGCAGCACCTGCCGATCATTGGCTAGAAGCAGCTCGCGCTGCCACGGATCAGACGGCAACCCCCGGGCGGCGAGCAACCGCGCCGGATCGAGGGCCAGAGCAAAGGCCATGCGAGCATCCAT